CTTACGCCTCAATCTGGGTTTCCCCATTGTCTTTCGACAAGTAGCCCTTCTTTAATTACTCACACAGGAGAACAGTCATGCCAAATCTTACAACCGTGCTTCTAAGGCTTGCCTTAGGACACATAGTAAAACTCGTACGAAGCTACCACTATGACAATAATATAATTATTGAACACTTGGTAGAGCTTGGTTTCGAGCGGCAAACGGCTGTTACAATCGTGTGGTACCTGGGCGAGATCAGTGCAATAAGCATTGACCCCGTCGGCCTTAATACAGCCTTAAACCAGGAACACCCCATCCATCCGATTAACCAACATCGGGACATGGTACAGCGGGATTTTAAAGAAAAGTAAAAAGGTTCTATCATGACAAACCGTACACGAGAATTAGACCATAGAGTCATGCGAAGTTTCCCTGGTGAAGGGGACTTCCTGACTGGTCTGTATCAATATAAACAACAAGGCGGTACAAACAGCCCGGCTGATCACTATGTAGATAACGATTACAATATGTTATTTACTGAATATAATGATCCGCCTTGCATGTTTCATAACGCCAGTGATGTTGGTACACCTAACAGGGTAAGACCTGTATTCTCGGCTTTCGGCCCTCACCCCCTGATCGATTTATCTTGGTCAGACGAGGAGTTAAACAGTCATGTAATTCAGATGGCCGCAAAAGTTCGCGGCTCTGAGTTTAATGCTGCAATTGCCATAGGAGAAGGCCCAAAGGCCCTCCGAATGATAGAAAACTCTGCGTTGGGAGTTTATAAAGCCCTCCGCAGCGTCAAGCGACTAGATTTTAATGCATTAAAAAAGCAGTTCGGTGCACCCTCAAAAAGGTATGACCGAGGCTTGGGCGATTTTACGCAACAGAGAAATCTGGGCGCTAAGATGACCTCCTTATGGTTAGAATTTACGTATGGTTGGAAACCTCTTCTAAACGACGTAGACCAAGGTCTACGCACGCTAGAAGCGCTTGCAAGGAAACCGATAGAGAAAAAATATGTTTTACGTCGTAGTAAACGTGCCGATCTCTTTGATTGGCACCCTACGCACGATATTTGGCTCTATTCCGGAGCTGTTGCTCGAAGTCGAAGGAGACTGGCATTACACATGTCAGCACCCCCTTCTGCAGCAGAGTTAACAGGTTTTACAAATCCGGCTTCGGTAGCGTGGGAGTTACTCCCTTATTCGTTTGTGATAGACTGGTTTGTTCCAGTCGGTAATTATCTACAAGCGTTAGGGGAAGCTTCAATTCTCGAAGGTAAATGGGTGGATACAATTTGGTATTACGCGCGGACTTCCGGTATAAAACCCGGGTCTGGGTATGATGTCTGCCAGTCACAAAATGACTATACGACACTCATCCAGATGTCACGCGTAGTTACAAACTCACCACCTATCGTTATGCCCAGTATGACACCTCTATCCGAGGCTATCAGCTGGCAACGAGCAGTTTCCGCACTATCCCTGCTTAATAACTTTGATTTAAGGTTATGAAAGCTCCTTTAATATTAATTACACTTTAGCCTCTAGAGGTTATCTCATAGAAAGGACATACTATGTCAAGCATTGCAAATATTGTCGCCTTTGATGGCGCAACCCCACCTGTTTCACACACTTTCAATCCCATATCGATTCGTCGAGAAGGGAAGGCTAATGTCGCGTTTTACCGCGAGGCATTGGTCTCTGTGCCCGTGTACGCGCAACCGCGCGTTACATTGTCACAGTTTGACCGAAGTGGTGGTGGTGTGTATCGCAATGAAGTGTTAGTAGAGGTTCCTGTCATGGAATCCGTCACAAATGCAAACTCAGCGGGTTACACTGCTGCACCGAAGGTCGCGTATATTAATTCTGTCAAGGGCATTTCTATGGCCCATGAAAGAAGCGACATCGCAGGAAGACGCCTTGTGCGCCAACTTGCAATTAATATCTTCGGTAACGTGAGCACGTCTGTGGTCCCTGTAGTTACCGGGCCAACCCCGGAACTTTGGGATTTGCAGATTATGCCTACGTAGTTAAAAATACTTCCCCAGAACATCGGGATCTTAGTTCCAAATACAAGGAGTAAGACTATGAACTTAAAAACATTCACAGAAAGTATGCATTATGAAGAGACCATGGCAACCCTTGCCAAGATCGGCCAGTTCGTTGCGCCGCCTGATTTACGGGAACGTCACCCTGATTTTCCTTGGGATGACTTTCCTGGTTTGCTTGACCATCATTTTAACTACGATGGTTTGGCAATCTCAGACGCGTTACGACTGCGGCAGTATCACGCCCTCTACTCAAAATTCGAGCCATTACAGCTCGGAATAGATAAAGAGGCAGCCGCATTCCAGGCCTTTCTAGGGTCGGAGGTCCAATGTAAGCTAACAAATGATATGTTCCGTGCTCGCATAGCTGGGGATTTTTTCTTTCCCCCGGCTGTTGAAGAATATTTACTATTCGCTCAACGAAAAATTGCAAGCATACTTGGAACATGTCCTAAGTTGGCTGATTTGAATCTCCGCTATGGCCCAGGCGCTACGACGCTGCACAAAAAACGTACTGCGAGTACGGCTAATAAACTTAGCAACTCGCGTGCATGTAGTGAACCCCTAGTACCGTACCTCACCGAGGTATTGTACGAATTGCCGCACCTTCAAGGTTTTTCTGAAGAGTGTGGGTTAGCTACCGTTGAAATACATAACGGAAAGCTATCGTTCGTCCCTAAAAACGCAAAGACTTATCGTAGTACGGTCACTGAACCCCCCTTAAATGGGATGTGCCAATTAGGCATCGGTGACTATATGGCTAAGTTGCTCCAGCGTAGTGGTGTCGACATCTCTGACCAAAGCTTAAATCAAGCTCTGGCTAGAGAAGGTTCGTTAACCGGGGAATTGGCAACCCTGGACCTAAGTAGTGCTTCGGATACTATCTCATATGAGCTAGTCCGATTTCTTCTCCCAACCGACTGGTTCTGTTTCCTGAAGAGATTCAGGAGTAACAAGATCGACTGGAAAGGCGACACTCTTACTTTAGAGAAATTTTCATCAATGGGGAATGGATTTACGTTCCCGTTAGAAACATTGATCTTCTATGCGCTGGCGAAAAGCTGCGCCCCTAGGAGTACTAAAGTAAATGCATATGGGGATGACATAATTGTCCCCACCAATGCAGTGAGTGAGTGTGTTGATTTGCTGACACGTTGTGGTTTTACTATCAACGCGAACAAATCGTACACGAGAGGCCCCTTTCGCGAAAGCTGTGGGGCCGACTACTTAAAGGGAATTGATATACGTCCAGTCTATGTTAAGGATCTTATGAGTGTACAAACGTTGTTTGTGCTCCATAATGCTCTCTACATAGAATACCCAGAAATTGCTGATTACTTGCTTACACTTATTCCGGACCATATGAAATTATATGGTCCTTCAGGAATGGGTGACGGGCACTTAATCGCGCAACAATGGGGACGACCGCACAACCGTAATTCTGGTTGGGGCGGCTACGTTTTTGACACGTACGTAACATCACCGAAACTGGACATAAAGTTCAGACCAGGGGATGCCGCGCTACCGTGTTATAGCATATATGTTTCCGGATCTCACGATTCGGATTTGATTACAGGGTTCACCCCTGGCTCGCCCCGCACGACCGCAGAATTGCGCGATTATGCACTGGGAATCACATATAGTTCTCCGATGCCGAAATGGCATAAGAGGCCGTGTTCCACCCTTCCGGGTGGCACGTGCTACAAACGTATATCAGTCTACACATTAGAAACACCCGCTAGCATCTAGCGGGCCGAAAGGTGGGGGGTCATTTGACCTCAAACGGAG